TTTCTTCCATGTGGTTTTATGCGAATTGGTGTATACAGATTACATTGGGTATTTGAAACTTCACCGAAGTACAAACCGATTCAACCTGCCCAAGCAAGCCAAAGCAATTAGAGAAAGCGGTAATCTCTTCAATATTGGTAGACCAGTACAGGGCGGTTCCAATGGGTAAAAAGTACAGTGTGTTCATGACTTTAGGTCGGTTTAGGTTTGCTAGTTGTTCGAATAGTGACATATTTCTAATCGTTTAATGATTAAGCGTTGATTAAACTTTCAAACTCCTCCAACCACTCCAACGCAAGCTTTGAAAATTGGCTATTATCCGGAGTATCACCGACTTTAATCCCTAAAAAGAATCTCTCAATAGGACGGCTTGAATCCCTGCAAGAAAGGATTAGTTTCTTTTTCAGCGTCTCATCAGGGCCGTTTGAAATAGTTGCCCCATTGATCAATGTACCGGAAAGACAAGCACATTCGCCGTCATAGGTAGAACCGTTTATTTTACCCTCAATGATCGCCTTTTTAAGGAAAGCCAGTTCTTTCTTACCGCGAAGCATTACGACAAAGAAGTCATCGCGTATTACGCTCAGGTTGGCACCGCTCAGGTTGGCACCGCGCAGGTCGGCACCGCTCAGGTTGGCACCGCTCAGGTCGGCACCGCTCAGGTTGGCATCGCTCAGGTTGGCACCGCTCAGGTTGGCACCGCGCAGGTCGGCACCGCGCAGGTCGGCATCGCTCAGGTCGGCATCGCGCAGGTTGGCATCGCGCAACCCTTTTGCGTGGTTGTCTAGGATGGTTTTAAGATCAAGTTTGTTGTCCACTGGAATCTCCCGTAGAGAGTGATTGACGAAAGAACGCGATAGCGGGGTCTACTCCCCAACCTAGAACCTATAGACAAAAGAAACCATGATACCTCCAGCAACGGTTGCCAGGGCATCCTTGTGGTCAGACGTGTGAGAGGAAGGATGGCGCTTGTCGTAAACTTCCTTGCCGATTCCAAGGGCAACAACGCCAGCCAGAGCCCAAAGGCGGGGATGCTTGAGGTCCAGGGCCTTGGCGATGTGATAGCCACCAGCGTAACCGATAGCACCAGCTGCGGCATGGAGTTGTTTGTCTTGCGGAATGGACGCAGACAAAGGAATACAGAGCAAGAGGGATAAATAGCGTAAGCGCATCTACTCCACCACCTAGTAAACAGCAATACCAATAGAAGAATAGACAGAAGAGATGTCCTTGTCCCCAAGGTCATCAAACCTGTAGAGATAGACGGCGCATCCACGGGGATCAGTCTGGTAATACCAGCCCCAGCCCGGCACGGACTCGGATACGATCTCGAAAAGGCGCTTGCGGGATGCCAGTTCAAGGTCACGCACTGGCCTTCGGTAGATTGTCTTAGAATTGAAGCCATTAAAGACAGCAAAGGGTTTCCCAGACTCCTCATCCCGTTCGATCTCTCCATTGCATTCCCGCTCGCACCAGCGGGACAGGGCCTTCGATGCCTTGCGCATGGCCTCGATCTGGTCATACATGAAGCCAGCTTCAGACAGACGACGATGCAGGTTCACGATGCGCTCACGTTCCTGTTTGTTCATAAATCCTCCAGTTGTTAGAGATGCGGAGCAGAATCTACAGATTGCGCCAGCAAGCTGGCACCTACTCCCCGTTAGCGAACAAAGAGAGAAGGAAGAGACAAGGCCAGGCAAAGGACTGTGTGTTGCATCAGATCCCCCAGTTTTCACGTTGATAGAGTGCGGACTGAATCATGAGCGCAGTCTTGGAGGGGTAGATAGGGCCTACCGCAACGTCGGACCCATGATCGTTGTGGAAGTGCTGCCAGTGGGAGGGGCCATACTTGGCGAAACCAAGGATTTGACCGTCTTCCCAAGTGTGCAGGATGTATCTCATGTGATCCTCCTGGCCAGACGTTCCCATGGCGCGGGCCGCAAGTGTAGAGCTGAGTTTGCCCAAGTGCTCCTGGTTGAAGGTGCGGACGTGGGTATCTCCATCCACGACGAAACCATTACTTACAAGCGGGGCCAGATCGTGCGTCCACGTAACGGTTGGGGTGAGGACCGCTGGAAAGAATGCGCACCTGGTATTCATTTCTTCATCACCAAGGAGGAGGCTCGCGCCTTCACGATGTGACCCATGGAACTAATCCTGTTTGTCCTCATGCTTCGGGTTCACGTCTCAGCCCTCACTTGTATCACTGATATTGAGTGTGAAAGAGCTGAGTTTGTTTATATGTCTATCTATTATGGGGAGTAGGATCCCCTCCGGGAGGTAGTATGGCAACAATGCGGCAAGATGAAACAATGACAGAATTCACCCTGCGGAGACTGAGGGAAGACTGGGAGGCCCCCCTTCGTCTACGCATCCTTGAGCTTGAAATGGAAATAGCAGCGGCATTGGCCATATCCGCTCGGCACAATTCTCCCGTGTTCCACGCCATTTCCGATACTTTGCGACGGGCGCTCCAAGGGGGGACCAAGCGTGAGTGACTGGATCATTGACGAAAACACAGAAACCGGGTGGGCGCTTGTCCCCCCTGACTCTCTTAACTACCAATGCTGGATCCAGGCTGAAAAAGACCTGGATGATGCATTCCTTCATTCGATTGGAGTTGCACCGTGCTCACGATAAACGACAAGGAAGAACTCACCCAGCGCGGTTACAGGGTGGATCTATGGGACGCTCTATTAGTGCTAGAGATGATGCCCAAGATGGGGGGTGGAAGCCGCTACGCGCAAGCCTGGAGACTCTCTCTCTATGATCTCTATGATTCCCTGCGAAAAAAGATTGACTCGGATCCCTGCGTTGAATACGATGGTGGTCCCAGTACATCTGGAAAAACGAGCTGACCGGATCGGCTCGCTCCATGGCTCAATTCTGGGTGCATGAACTTTCAATCAGTTGCTTTGACTCGTCCATCACGGATGGGCAAAAAGAAGAGATGCAATCCCGCATCGACTTCTATTCTTCGGTCCATGACCGATTCAGGGAGGAATTGTGAAATACCTATTTTATTGGGTGGTTTCGGTAATTATTTGGCTTGGCGCTTTGTGGGTGGCTGAACACATCATCCCGAAGGACGCGGCTCGTTTCTGGATCATGTTATGGGGTGTTGTCATCGGGGGAGCAATCGACTTAGTTTACAACCTAATCGTTGCCCCCCGCCGGAGGCGAGCATGACCAACCGACACGAAGAAGCCTGTAACATGATCTGGGAGGTATTGGACAGGGCAAAGGAAAACTTGCCCAGATCGCTTGCCAAGTACTTCCCGGAACCGCTTGCTAGCATCGAAGAAATCCTCACCCTAACCGAATCCCGCATCCAGGATGACCTGGAGGAACAACACAAGGCCTATCTGGCTGACCAAGAGAAAAGACCCGACCCCATTGCTTTCGTCTAAGCGGAGTAAATCATGAAGATGCGAGTTTTAGACTGTGGTGGACCTGGGCAGATGAGCGACAGGTTCATTAGTGTCGGCTTCATCAACGGAGAGGGGGAATCCAACATCAATGGAGCCGCCTTCACCCTTCCTTACGTGAGGACCTACCGAGAAGCGGCCCAGCTCGCCCATGAGATGCGAGAGGCCATCGAAGTGCTGGAGGATTTCATCCAAGATGGACAACCCGTCCGCCCACAGATTGACGTTATCCTGTAAAGAACCGATAATTCAATGAGAATTCTGGAGGCACAAAATGGAATGGAACCACAAAGATATCTGGAAATTTACCGACGATAGGACATTTACTGTCGAGATTTCGCATCACGTGGTAAAGGTTCCAGAGGGCGGGTGCTACGATAGCGACCTAGGGCATCGATGGTGCGTCTATGCCTACATCTACCCGGCCCATCCACATTTTGATAAGTTTGATGACACTGACCGCCTGTGGCAGGCCGCCGCCATTGCTCTCCCCCTCCATTGCGGACCTTCATATTTCTATAGGCACGTAAGGGTTGCTGACGGTTTTCTCGTGCCTGTGTCCATACAGGTCGGGTGCGACTACAACCATGATGGGGATTGGCAACACACCCGGAACGCCGCCAGGGAAGACGCCTACGAAGTTTTTGCTGATGCCACAGCATTGGTGGAATGGCTCCAGGGTAACCCCGCTGACGAAACTGATTGATTCTGTCCAGAAGGAGGAACCCTTGAGCCATCCCAAATTCGGTCAGCGAGTCCGAGCCATCTACGCCAGCGAGAG